GACGGCCTGAAGGCCTTTGACGGTGTGGACGTTGCCGGGCTGCAGGCGCAGGTGACCAAACTGCAGGCGGATATGCAGGCGCAGGCCGATGGCTTTGCCTTTGACAGCGCCCTGAACACCGCCATACTCGGCAAGAAGGGCCGCAGCGTGGATGCGGTGCGCGCTTTGCTGGATCTGGATGCCCTGAAGGGTTCCAAAGACCGCACCACCGACATCAACAAGGCGCTGGAGGATGCAGTCAAGGCCAACCCTTGGGCGTTCGGGGAGCAGCCGGGCACTGCACAGCAGGGTGCCGGCACCTACTCCACCGGCAGCGAACACGGCGACCCCATGCACGGCGGTGACGATACCGACCCGGTGGAGACCGCCTTTAAAAACATGAATCCGAATATCAAGATCTGACAGAAAGGACTATACTATGCCGCATATTGCAAGAGAACGTTATTCTGAACTGGTCGATGCCAAGCTGCGTGCGACCCTTGTCAAGCGGGTGGGCATCATCTGCAACAATCGTTACGAGGGTAGCCCCAAGGCCGGCGCTGTCAAGGTGCCCGTCCGCGACACCGAAGTGACCGTAGCCGACTACAACAAGAAGACCGGCACCGCCATGACCCATGGTGACACCAGCTTTCTGACCGTGAATATCGACAAGGATAAGGCCGTCAACGAGCTGATCGACGGCTTTGACGCCGAGAGCGTGCCCGGTCATCTGGTGGCCGACCGTCTGGACAGTGCCGGTTACTCGCTGGCGCTGCAGATGGAGACCGATGCTTCTGCCGAGCTGGTGACTGGCGGCACCGCCATGGACAGCACCGCTGCCCTGACCAAGGCCAACATCTATGACACCATCGTGGATGCCCGCACCAAGCTGTCCGAGACCCATGTGCCCACGGATGGCCGCTGGCTTCTGGTCTCCCCGGAGACCTATGCTCTGCTGCTGAAGAGCCCGGAGTTCATCAAGGCGTCCGCTCTTGGTGATGCTGTGGTACAGACCGGTGCTGTAGGCCGTGTAGCGGGCTTTACCGTGTTCGAGGATACCACGCTGGGCGAGAAGGTGGACTTTGTGGCCGGTCATCCCAACTGGTTCACCCGCATCGAGGAATGGAGCGAGCCTGTGGCCGTGAACGACCTGAAGGGCAGCGGCACCTACATCGGTGCTTGCGCTGTGCAGGGCCGTAAGATCTACGCCCACAAGGTCACCAAGGCTCAGACCGTCCTCGTCAAGAGCCACACCTGAGGAGGTCTGCCCCATGCTCTACTGCTCCTATGATCAGTACGCGGCGGCGGGCGGCAGTATGACCGAGCAGTCCTTCACGGTGCTGTGCGCCCGGGCTTCCCGCCTGATCGATGGCCTTACCTTTGGCCGGGCAGAACCGCACGCCAAGGCGTGCGAGAGCTGCCGCAGTGCCCTGACCGATGCCTGTGTGCAGATCGTGGAGCTGCTGGCAGCGCAGCAGACCACCGGCAGTGTACCGGGTGCGGTCAGCGTGAACAACGATGGCTACGCCGTCACCTTTGCCGCAGGCAGAAGCCAGACTTCTGCTGCACAGGCCGAGACTGCCGCACTGCTGCAAGCCGCCCTTGGCGCAGACCCTCACGGTTTGTTGTATAGGGGGTGCATCTGATGCAGACCACCATCACCGTGGTAAACCTGATCCATGACCCCAAGACTGATACCGATACCCCGGTGTGCTGGGTGTTCCCTGCCTGCAGCTGGCGGGAGCGCATCGGCTCTACCGGCTCCGGCACCGCCAAGGACCCTGCCCGGGAAGTGCACATCCGCATTCCGGCTGGCGTATGTTCCGCAGGCTATCTGCCCTATGTGCAGTGGGCAGCACTGCCTGCCGTGGAAAAGACACGGTACTGGACACTGAAACGGGGCTGGAAGCTTGTGCAGGGGCGCTTATCCGCTCTGACCGCAACAGAGTATGCACATCTCGAAAAAACGCACCTGTGCTGCACGGCGTCTGCTGTTTCCGATAACCGGGAGCCTCTGCTCCCCCACTGGCATATTGAAGGGAGCTGAAACGCATGGAAGACGGCATCTGCATGAAGCTTGTATTCCGCACCGGCTTTGCACAGGACAAGCAGGCAGCTTTTGAAAAGGTTCAGTCTGCCTTTTCCCAGCAGGTCGCAAAAACGGTAGACCCTTACGTTCCTTTTGATACCGGAACGCTGAAAAACAGTGTCCTGCAGGCATCCGACTTTAAACACGGGCTGCTGATTCATAATACGCCCTACGCCCGCAGACAGTATTATCTGCATCCGCAGGGTGAATGCCTGCACGGCGATGGAATGCTGCGCGGCTCCTACTGGGGACAGCGTGCACTTGCAGATCACCGGGATGCATTGGAGACATTTGCTCATGATCGCCTACGGCGCAAGCTGTGCGGGCGGCTACGGCAAGTGCATTGCAGCTAAATATGGCATGACGGTGACCAATGAAGCCGTGAACGGCGCAACGCTGGCTCCGAACATTACCGACAACGTAAACGGCGGTATCCGTACCTGTATCAGCACGGTGGTGACAAGCTCCACAGCGCTTGCAAAGGCAGACTATATCCTGCTGGAGGGCGGCGTAAATGATGCGTGGAACAAGGCCCCTGTGGGCACCTTGACGGATGGTTTTGCCGCCACCTACGATGAAACGACCATGACCGGCGCACTGGAAAAAATGCTGGAGTATCTGGCGAAAAACTACAGCGACAAGCGCGTGGCCTATGTGTTCCCCCACGGCGGGCTGTTCGGCAGCAGCGAAAACTGGTACAAGACCTATAAGCCCGCCATTCTTGCAGCGCTGCAGAAATGGGGCGTGCCCTACGTGGACATTGCAGAAAGCACCCCGCCCATGGGCGGCCACGGCATCAGCGGGCTGAGCGGCAAGTACACCGGCGATGGCACACACCCCAACAAAGCAGGCTACGAGCGGTTTTATGTAGAGCCCATCGCTGCGCTGCTGAAGCGGCTGTAAGGAAAGGACGTGAAGTGAGATGATCAGACAGTATAGCCTTGCAAAGGACGGCAACCGCAAACTTGCACCGAGCTTCAATACGCGGGAGTTCCGCTGCCGGGATGGTACCGATACCATCCTCGTAGACGAAGCTCTGACCGTGGTGCTCCAGTGCATCCGGGAGCATTTCGGCAAGGCGGTGACGATCACCAGCGGCTACCGCACCCCCGAACACAACGCCGAGGTAGGCGGCTCCAAGAGCAGCCAGCACCTGCTGGGCAGGGCGGCAGACATCCGGGTGGCGGGCGTGAGCGTGGAGGACGTAGCTGCCTACGCCGAAAGCCTGATGCCGGGCTGGGGCGGCGTAGGCCGCTACCCCGTCAAGGCGGGCAGAGCCACCGGCTGGGTGCACGTGGATACCCGGCAGAATAAGAGCAGATGGACGCTGTAAGGAGGATAGCCACATGGCAAGCTGTTTGATTTCTGATGCACCCTATGCAGCTTGGCTCTCTGACGTACTCGCTACGCTGGAGGAGCACAAGGTCACCAAGATCGCCGTAGCAGCGCCCCTGCCCGGCGGCGAGGTCTTTACCGGTTACTTTGACATGGGCACCATGGACAAGGCCCTGATGGCAACCAACATTCAGGCAGACGCCACCATGGACGCGATCTGCGCCAATGGCCCACTGATCCAGCAGGCCTGGGAGGACGCCGAAGAAAATGAGGACGACCCCGAGGAAGAGGTGTGACACCAATGGAGAGCATCATCTCGGCCATCATCGCAGGGGCGGTGACCCTGATCGGCGTGCTGATCGCTAACGGAAAAAGCCAAGCGGTAACCGAGTACAAGATCGAAGAACTGACCCGGGAGGTGCGCAGGCATAACAATTTTGCCGAGCGCGTCCCGGTGATGGAAGAACAGATGAAGGTGGTGAATCACCGCCTTGCGGATCTGGAAACACACGAACACGAAAGAGAAAGGAACTGACTATGAAAGCACATACCTACAATGCACCCACTGCACCCACTGTAACCGCAGGCACCATCGCCCGTACCGCTTGCCTGCTGCTGGCACTGACCAATCAGGTGCTCAGCGCTCTGGGCAAGCCCGTGCTGCCCATCGAGAGCGCCACCGTGGAACAGCTGGTGACGGCGGGCATTACCACTGTCACCGCGCTGGTGGCGTGGTGGAAGAACAACTCCTTCACCCCCGCCGCGCTGGAAGCAGACAAGACCTTTGACCGCCTGAAGGCGCAGGGTAAGTGATCTGTACATGACAAGAGCCGCAGTTCCCATTGCAAGGAGCTGCGGCTCTTTTTTGTTGTGTAAAGCACCTGTATAAATTATCACAATTGCGCGTATTGTCGCGTCTTATTGCGTGTCGTGTTTTGTCGTGCGCTGTGCTATGTTGCGGTTTATGTTGCGGTTTTTTCGAAACCTCAATTTTTCGAAAAGAAAAAATCCCGCAAAACCTTACGTTTTAAACGTAGTTTCGCGGGATTTTTGGAGCTACTGACCTGATTCGAACAGGCGACCTGCTCATTACGAGTGAGCTGCTCTACCAGCTGAGCCACAG